CCGTTCACATACAGCTTCGTGCCGTACTTCGTCGAGCGGCTGAAGTAGATGCGGTAGTTCTTTCTCGGGTAGGTCGTCGATGAGGTGCCTTGTATTCTCAGACCGCACTGGTAGATGATGAAGTCATACTCCTTACCGTAGGCAGAGTAGAAGTAGATGTCCACCGGAACCTCAAACTTCTTGTTGTTCGTCTGGTTCACCAGGTTCACGTCGCCCACGATCCTCATCACGCTCTTGCCCATCGCCCTCAGCTTGTCGATGTCCACGTCCGTGCCCTCGTCGTCCATCACCTGGTTCTTCTCGAACAGCACCACCATCTCGTCGCTCGTCGGGCGGTCCACCATATAGTTCGACAGTTCCTCATCATCGCCCAACGCACGGTTGTACACACGCATGTTCCGCACCTCTACATCTGCACTCTCGCTCGTGATCCTGATGTTCGTCGGTTCTGCCTGGAGCAGCGAGTCCGTCGAGGCATACTGCTTCGCGCCGCATAGGATGCCGTTCACATACAGCATCATCAGTCGGTTGCCCTTCTTCTCCTGCACCACGAAGGCTATCTTCAGTGTCATACCGCTCGCGAACTTCGTGCCCACTTCCGAGCCTGCGCCCGTCCGCATCAACGCCTCCTGCGTGGTCAGTATGAAACCGACATTGCCGGCCATGCAGTCCACCACCGTGCCTTTGCGGTCGGTCACATTACTGCAGGTCAGTTCCATCTCGTAGGTCGCACCTGTCGTGGTGGCGTCATTGGCAAATGGCTTGTAACCTATCTCGATGTTTGCCCCGTTCGTCAGTTTCAGCGCGTCGCCCGTCCAGCCGTTGCTCTGCCAGTCAAAGCCTTCAAACACCGTTTGAACGTCGTTATAACGCCATTCTGCAGGCTCGCTCTCGGCATTGCTTCTGCCGGCTGCCGTCAGTTTCAGCACAAGTCCGGCAGTCGCCTCGCTCAGGTCAATGCCGCTCTCCGTCACCTTCACGTTCAGCTTGTATTCCGTTGTGCCGCACTTCAGCACCATCGCCACGTCGCCCTGCTCCAGGAAACGGTTTGTATATACCTGCGTCGTCCTCGGAACGCTTACCGTCTGCGTCCGTATGCCGTCTCGCCACACACCCACGGTCGCCGGGGTCGTTGTCGGGTCATACGCCACAAAGTCAAATCTCACCTGCTCATACTGGCCGGTTTCAATAGTCGGGGTCAGATGGTCGTCCGCAAAAATGCGTCCGTCACCGAAGGTCAGCTTCGTGCCGATATACGGGGCGTTCTGTCCGGCCTTCAGAATGTCAAAGTAGATGCTCTCACTCTTCAGCGTCAGCTCCGCGCTCGCCTCCATCTCGGCGACGATCTGCACCGTGTGCCGGCCGATGCTCACTCCCGACATCGACAAGGAGAAACTGCCGTTCGTCGTGCCGCTTCTTTTCACCGTCTGCGAGTCCCACTGGTGTCCGTCCAGATACAGCGTCACGGTTTTGTCGCCGCTTCCGCTCACCGCAAAGGGGATGCTCACCGCCTCGCTCACACCGTAGCCGCCCTTGGCGACACACTCGGCTATGTTGAAGCTGCTGCTCAGCGCAAGGGTCACAGCCTTCACGCTCACATAGCTCTGCCTCGTCTGTGTCTTGCCGGTGGTCGGGTCGGTTGTGGTAGCCCTCACATAGATGTCTGTCGTTCCGAGCAGCAGGTATTTCGTCAGATCCAGGGTATAGGTTCCCTTGCTCACATCATGCTGCGTGTCTGCATACATCACGGTCGCGCCCCTCTTCATCTCAATGCTGACTGTTGCCTTCTGGCCCGTGGATGTGCCTTTCTCGTCACCGCTGCTGTACTGGTGGTCATACGTCCATGTCAGCATCGCGCTGTCCCCTTCCTTGATGATGGTCTTGCTGACGGCTGCATCCAGCACGATTTTCGTGGTCGAAGCGTCACCGCCTCCACCGCCGCTTCCTGCCGGAATGTCCGCAGACGCTATCTCCGCACCGCTCTTGTTGGTCAGTGCCAGGCGCACGCTGCTGCCGTCGTCACTCAGTTCGGCGTTCATGCCCAAGACGGTGCTCGCCTCTATCTCCATCAGCTTCGCCGCCACCGCCGCGTTCTGCACCGGGTTCGTCGAACTTACGTTCAGGCTCTCGTCCACCTCAGTCTCGCTGATGGTGATGGCGACGTTGCCGTCCTCGCCAGGCTCCAGCTTCTTGCCGTTCAGCGTCACGCTCTTCACCGTGCCGTCGCCGCCAAAGTCCTCCCAGCTCGCCGCCTGCTCCCAGCTCTCGATGTTCGTGCCCTTGAACTGCTTGGTCTCCCATTTGCCCTGTGCCGTCTCGTAGGTGATGCAGCGTCCCTTCGCACGTGCCTTTCCTTCCACGGCTGCTATGGCGGTCTCAAGCGTATAGTATCCGCTCTCCAGCGGAACCTGCTCCGTCACGTTATAGGTGTTGCCACCGCCGCTTCCGCTTATCTCCACCAGGTTCTCTTCCTTATCGCTCCACACATACACCACGCCACCGCACACATACGCCTTGTCCTTCAGTACTTCCGTGCGCACATCGTTCATGTACATGTCTGCGCCAGGCCAGTTATTGCAGTATATGTTACCATTCTTCCCGCAGAAGGATTTGTTCACCGTGTCATAGTACACACCGTCTATCTGGGGGTATGATACAAGTCGTATCTCCACGCCTTCCACCAGCCCGTCAAACCGCGCTGTCGCGCCGTTCCTCGCAGCCAGTGCCGTGTCCTTGTACTCCGATTCCACACTTTCCGCCTTTGCCACAGCTGCGTTGGTCTTCTGGGCGGCATCAGTGGCCTTGCTTGCTGCATCGTTGGCGGTTTTGGCCGCTGCCTCCGCTGTTGCTGTTGCCGTATCTGCTTTCTTTGCCGATGCGTCAGCCACAGCAGCAGAAGCCTTGGCGACAGCTGCTGCATCTTCCGCAGGTTTCGACAGCAGTTTCAACGGGGCGCTCACCACCGTCTCGCCTCTCATGGCAGGGAGGCTCACCACACCGTCCAGCGTGCTCACAGCTTCCAGCTCGTCCACACTCTGGCTGTCAGTCTTTATCTGGTTCACAACATCCTGGACCAGTTCCTTTTTCTCTTCTTCTGTCAGTGCCATATTCATTCGGTTTTGTTGTTATTACCTATTTGTTCATTCAATCCGTCAATGAAGCCGGGCACACACAGACGTTCTGCCACCGTGCCCATAAGACTTACCTCCTCGTCGGTGTATTCGACACTACCCTCGCCATTGTATATCTTCAGGGCAAGGGCATGTGCCTTAATGCCGTTCACGTTCTTGTATATCAAGTCCGCAAACGTCTCCCTCGCGTCCACCGTCTGCGCCGCCTTCCGGCTCACGGTCGTGTAAATTTTGAAATGCTTAAAGTCTATCTTTTTCATACATCATTCCTCATTCGTTGTTCCTTCTATGATATACCAGTTCCCCGCTATCGCCTTCAGCGTCGTGTAGGTGTTCCACAAGCAGTATATCCGTGTGTCGCTCTTGCTGCACCCGCCGAACCGCCTCACATCAATAACGCTTCCGTCCGATGTTTTCATCAAGTAGTAGGGGTTGGCCTCGAATATTATCTTCTGTCCGTTGATGGCGGACACATACAGGTACTTCAGCTTCTTGCCCACTGGTCTGTCCCAGAAGAAGCTCAGCTCCAGTCCGTCGTATGCCGTCGCGTCCGGCAGGTATATCCAGTGCGAGTAAGGGGCCTCCGTGGCATCCCACGAGTCTTCTATCGCGTCAAACTCCCAAAAGAACATGTTGCACGGCTCAGCCTCTGGGTCTATCTGGTATTTGTTCGGTGCATTCACCTTGGTGCTCGAATACAGCAGGTTCGCATGGATCACTCCCGTCACCTCTGCGTCCTTCATTCTTGCAGACTTCACGTCAAGGCTGCCGTCTGCGTTCACCTTGAAATATTCGTTCATCGTCACTGCGCCTTCCAGGGTTATCTGGTCTGCGCTTATCCTCACGCCACTCTCCAGCTTGCCGTTCTCGTTCTTGGTCACGAATGCCGACACCTCCGCTCGTTTCACAATGTCCGTGCTCTCCTCCACGGCCGAGGCAAACGTCCCGGCAAACGCCTCGATGTCCAGTTTCTTCTCCATGTCCCCGGCATAGCTGTTGAGCCATGTTTCCCAGTCCGTTGCCGTTATCAGTCCCGCCGTATTCTTCAGCGCGCCGTGCTCGTCAAACCGCTCCGAGATGAGTGCGTTGTATTTTGTTGTCGTTATAATCTCTGAACCCTCCAGCACCTTGCCGTCCTTGTCAAAGTTCAGTGCCGCTATCTTTACCAGCCGCTCGCTCTGCTCAAACAGCGTTTTGTACTTGTACGTCAGCGCCTCAATCTTGTCTGTGCTCAGCACCAGCATATACAGATAGATGTCGCCGTCAAACGCCAGCTTGAAGTCGCCCGTGCCGTTCCACAGTCCGCTGCAGGTGTATTGCACATAGCCGCCGGTAGCAGCGATTTCCTCGCTTACCTCCATACTGTTGAAGTCCGCAAAGCCCGTCTTGTCAACATTCTCAAAACCAATCTTCAGCGTGCCGGACTTTGCGCAGCGATAAAAGAAACTCAAATACACTGGCAAGGCTTCCTTCTTCCCCTCGCCGTTTGTCGGAAAGGTAGGCACAAAGCGTAGATTCTCATGCTTCTGTCGGATATACTTGTTGCGTATCCGCACCACCTTGCGTCCCATGTCTGTCACCACGCTCGCACCGTCACCCTTCTTCGATAGTGCTGCGCCGTTGGCCCATATCCACCTGTTGCCGACGAGGAAGAACACCGTCTCATTTTCCGAGTTCCATTTCTCCAGTCCCGACGCAAACGTCGGGTTGTTCAGATAGCCCTTCTCGCTTAGGAAATCGTTCCTCACGCTGTCGATCGCGCTCTGCACTTTGCCCTCCGTTATCTCAAATCGAGTCTTCACGTCCTCGCCTGTCTCCAGCACGAAGGTTCCCTTCATATAGGCGTTGTCTGCATACAGTCCGTTGCCCCGTGGTTGGCGGTCTGCCGGAAACTTGTCGTCCTTAATGCCGTCCAGGTTACCGAGCCTTGCACGCAAAGCGTTGTCAAAAGTCTTGCCACTCACACCGTCCATCACATCAACTCTCGGCTGACCGTCCTCGGTGGCCGATATGAGCACCATATTCTGGCGGTCGGAGTTCGCCGTGTTGCCCATCAGCACACACTCATCACCCTCCTTCGGTTCCACGCCCTCGAACTCCTCCTTCACCACCACGATGCCAGTCTCCGTAACATCGGTCACTTCCACCCAGTAGCTCCGCATATCCTTGCCCGTGAACGTCTGGCAGCGCACCAGGTCATGCTGTACAAACATATTCTCCTGCTCGAAGGTGATAAGATAGTGCTCGCCCGATTCCTCCACGGTCTTGATGCGTCCGTTGGCCGCGCTCACGCATATCTGACCGCCCACGCTCCTCACCTTCTCGATGAGCAGCTCCAACACGGCCATCGTCTGCCTCACCGTCAGTTTATCCACCGTCAGGTAGGTGCGCCCATCCTCACCTTTCCACAGTTGAAACCCTGCGCCCAGCAGTCCGTCCACAAACTGCCCAGCGCTCCTTATGCTGTCCGAGGTCACGGAGTCAAAGGTCACACCATCAGTCTTTCTCACTGGCTGATTCAGATAATCATCAAACTCATGGTAATCCCACTTGTCTGCATTGTCTGCTTCCTTGGCGTGGTCCGCCTCCAGTGCATGTTTCGACTCATCTGCGTTCACAGCATGATCTGCCTCCTTCGAGTGGTCTGCTTCTATCGCTTGGGTGCTGTCCTTGGCATGGATAGCCTCCTTCGCCAGTTCTGCGATGTCAGCCTTGGCCGCATGTGCAGCCTCCTTCACTGCCATTCCACCGTAAGCGGTGCCACTCGTACGCAATGCCGACGTACTACCTTCGTTCTTTGGTTTCTTTATTATCTTGATGTCTATCATTGCTCTATCTCCTTAAGTGTCATTTCTGCATATCCTTCCTCAAGGTTGCGACTGATGCCCTGCACGAAGAAGGTTTTATCCATCATGGGATGGCGATAGTGAGCGAACAAACTCACTATGCCACCATCTGTATCCGTCAACTTCTGCGTCATAACAACCCTTGGTGCATGCCACTCTTTGTAATAGTAGTCCACATACAACTGCTCTGGCTTAGCGCTCACACTCCTCGAATAGTCATATACCGCCAGTAGTCCCTCGCCAGTAAGTGTGTTCAATGGGGTGCTCATCTTCACGCTGTCCGTCACGTCCAACGTCTGGCACTCCGCAGCTGTAAGTGCTGAGTTTATTTTCATTTCGATGTCGTCCTTCACGTTCACAAAACTCTCCTTTGTATCGCTCATGTAAACGAGGTCGTTGTCGCCCGTATTGTTGACCAGTCCGTTGTCGCTGTATATCTTCACCTCGAACTGCTCCACCATAATACTACTCACATGCGCCAACAGCGGTATCGTCGTACTGTTCCATTTCGTATGTCTGAACCACGTCTTGTGCCGTCTCGTCACCACGTCCCACAATGCGTTTACTGGTCCCAGGATCATAAACTTAACCCTACCGCTCACCTTATCTGCCTTTTTGATTGGTATCGCTATGCCCTCCGCATCGATGCCGAGCTCATAGCTCACGTTATTTTGCAGCCCGAACTTGGTACCAACTATCTTGTCACCGATTTTCGGGTCAAAACCTATCGTAAAACACTGCTGGTAGTATTCGTCTTCATTGGAACACTCCTCCAGCGTCTTGTACTTCCGCCACTCGAAGTCCGTAACCTGTCCTTCTGTGCCTTTTTCCACAACACACTTATCCCCTATTATCAGCATACAAGCCAGCACACCCACCTTTGATATATGGTCGCTGCCGTCTCCGATGGCACTATACTTGAACTCATACAACTGAGGGCCGGTATCTGTAAACGGAACAAAGCCGTGCGCCGTTTCCATATCCCATGCCACGGTCTCATTAGGCGTTGCTGCCTTCCACCACTGCTGCGTGTAGTATCGCCCATCACCGTTGTTTCGGCTCGGTACCGTCATGCCCAACCATTTTTTGATACCTGAAAACAGTGGGTTGTTTCCCCATATTCCACCGTCATAGTTGTATATTGCTTTGTAGGTGTCCGTCAATGCCATCACTGGGTTCAGCACCAGTTTTCCGCTCAACACGATGTAGTTCGTCGTGCCCTCGTCTGTAGGCGAAAAGACACCACCAGTCATGCTACCGTTATACACTGCCCTCGGTATGCCTGCCTTTAGCGAGTTGGTATTAGGATAGGTAGTTGCCTCCTTGTCGTCACAGTTGCCGTTCACACTCACTACCAGGTAGTTCGTCATTTCCACTTTCGATGTCGGGGAGTTGTCCTTTCCGTCCGTTTTCTTCTCCACCTTGCCAAGTGCCATGATGGCAGCACCCTGGTTCTTCGCCAACCAGTTCGGCAGTATATGTTGGTTTCGCCCCTCACTACAGTATTCCTCCATCAGGTTACCGCTCCCGCTCTTTGGGAACAGCCACTGACTGTTGTTCATCATCTGCACATACCAGTCAGTTACACAACCACCACTATAGGAGGTTTCCTGTCCGTGAGTCATTGCGTCAAAGGCATTTATTGCTTTCGAACCCTCACCATCACTGCTGTATTCCGTCATGTACTTCTGCTTGTTGCTGAAGGGACTTTTCAGAAGATCGTTGTCAAGCGGACTCTCTATCACACTCTCCATACTCTCCACCTTGGCAGTCAGCATAATTTTATTGTACACCTCCCCTACGCTTATCGTCGTATCCGTGTCTGTCACCAAACCAGTCACGATGTCCGTTGTCTGCCGGGCCGTCGTCACGCTTGCGCCAGTCAGCAAATCTCGCCAGTAGATGCGTTCGTCGCCCTTCACGCTCTCCCATGAGAACAGATAAAACGTGAACCCATCCTGCACGATGTGGAGGTTCAGGTACTTCAGTATCTCCTCCAACACCTCATCCTGCTGCCATACGTCATCCTCTTCATCACCAAGAAAAAGCAACTCGTTCACCGTCAGCTGCCCGAATATCGCATAATGGTTACCAGCCAAATCATCCACAGCCTTACTCCCATCGTATAGGTAGCGCATGGCATTACCACCCACGATGTCAAGCTCAGCCGTCACTCCGCCCAATATCTCTTTCAGCATCGCCAAGAATGTGCGCTGTTCCGCCTCCGCCTTTACTACATTATACAGTACACCGAGCGAGCCGACATCACGATATTTAGCATATTGCAATGCCGTCAGCGCATCGATGCAGCTCAACTCTATCTCGTCAAACTCCTCGTTGTAGCCCTGCGAATAGCTCTGCGGTTCGATAAACCCGGCAAAGAGACATTCCCCCTCACGGTAGATGTTCACCACAGCGTCACGGCATGAGGCACAAAAGAAGTCCGGCACGAAGTTCCGCGCCAGAAGGCGTACAGTAGCCTGCTGGCAGAGCAAGTGGTCAAACGTATCGTTCACTTGACTCGTCAGTTCCACTGGATCATCAGTAAACGACAGTTCCCCATTCTTCTCACCAATGACAGTTTCCTTAGTACGGTCACCACCAGTCAGTATATGCACCTCGATGCGTTTTTCCCTTTGGTTGTAAAAATGTCCGTGCAGATACATGCTCCTTATATTTTGATGTTTGTTCCTTTTCTGTTTATTCTCGTCTCGTTGGCAAGCACCGCCACAAGGTCTCTGCCTTTAACCTTCAGCTCGTACACACCGCCACCTCCGCCGCCATTATTACCGATAAGCGACTTCAATTTGTTCAGCGGTGCTATCACCTCCGGGTTGCTTTTCGCTCCAGCATACTCGCCCATCAGCGCCAAGGTCGGGCCATACACAATACCGCCGTTGGCGAATGGTGTCACGGCAACCGAAGCAACAAGCCCTTGCATCATGGCTATAAATCCAGCTGCGATGCCAGCACCAGCAAACGGAATGTAAGCGTGTGCAGCCATAAACTCTGAAGCTGCAAGTTCGCGGTACGCCATCGCCTCTGCCTTTACTGCCGCCATCGTAGCTACCGATGCCGCCACCTCTTCAGGGGCTGCCGCTACTTTTGCCGTAGCAGCTGTGGTCGCTGCCACTCCACTTGCAGCGGTCACAGTGTTGGAGACACCTGTTACGGCGGTCAAGGCCTGAATAATTGAAATGATGCCGTTGATGCCCTCATATATCTGAATGGCAGCATCGACGACGCCAGTAATCGTGGACCATGCGTCACGGTTGCCTTGCAGCGCATCGGTGAGCGAGGTGACACCATTGCCCACACCCTTGACCGTGCTCCACGACTTACCTAACGTGACATTGCTTTTGCGGATGCGCTTCTCGTAATCCTCGTAACTGCCGATGAGCTTCTGTATGGAGGCTCGCTGCGACTCGTCCATAGGACTTTTCGTGTCAGCCAACATATCCTGGAGTTCCTTGATGCGTTTCTTTACACCATCAAGCCCAATGGTTTTCAGTTCGAGGGTCAGCGTCTTGCCCTCCATACTGTCGAGCTTCGCCACTTCTTCCTCCATTTCGGGAATGCGCGTGAGTTGCTTCATGGCATCGCGTTTCTTCTCCAGTTCCAACACCGTGCGCTGTATGTCGTCAATCTCCGATGCGCTGGCGTTCTTCTGCTTGGTCTGGTAGTAGCTGATGGCATCATCCAGCGAACGGATGGTGTTCAGTCGGGAGATGTCCTCCGGCTTCTTCAGTTCATCAAGAGTATCGTCCCATTTCTTCTTCAGATCGTTAAGGGCATTTATCTGCTTCTGTATCTCGATGCGCTCTGTCTCTGTAGCGGTTTTCAACAAGTCTGTATAATACTGCAGCTCTTTTTCAAGCTGGCGGTATGTCTGTATCTTGTCTAAACCGACATCAACATGCGAACTGCGTTCAAACGCCGTTTTAAGGTCATTCAAACGCTGTATTTCAGCATCGATTACTGCAAGTTCATCTGCAGAGGCATTCTCTCTCAATCCCTGTTGATAGGTGATTTCTGCATCGATGTCCTTCAGGGTGTTCAGTTCGGCGGGTCGACTTGCTGCCTCCTGCAACTGCGTTATCGCATCCTGCTGTTTTTGCAGGGCTGCGATTTTCTTTGCGTAGAGCGCAATGGTCTTGGTGTCCGTTCCGTTGGCAGTTTCCAGTTTGTTCTGGTAGTACTGAATGTTATTTCCAAGTTCCTTATAACTCGTGGCATTGGCGATAAGCTTCTTTCCGCTGTATTTGTCCTGGTTCCCCGATTTACCACTGCCGTTTCCGCTGTCTGTTGAGGGGGCGTTCTGTTTCTTATTGTTCTTCAAGGCGGTCTGGGCGTTCGCAGTCTTTGCCTTGGTGTTCGCTTGCGTGGCCTTTGTGTTTTTCTCCAAATCTGCCGTCTGCCTTGCTGTGGTCTCGTCCTTTATGCCGAAGAACTTCTTCACCCATTCCCATGCCTTCTTTATCACGGCACTCGCTTTTTCGAATGCCTTGACAAGAAAGTCCCATACGGCTGATGCGATTTTCTTCACCGCTGCCCATACAGCATCACAGATATTGCGAAAGGTCTCACAGTTATTGTACGCCGCTATCAATGCACCCACAAGTGCCGCTATAGCCATCACGACAATACCGATGGGGTTGGCACTGAGCACAAAGTTCAGGGCTATCTGTGCCACCTTCCAAATGTTGGATGCGACAGCCACCACCTTTGCTGCAGCTGCTTGCGCAAGCGTGGCCACCTTCACAGCTTTCAGTCCTGCCACCACAGTCTTGATGCCGCCGCTGAGCTGCACCATACTCATGAGGGCGATGCCGCTATTAGCTATCCATTCCACATAAGGTGCAGAAGTACTGGCTATTGAGCCAGCCCAATCCATCATGGCGTGCATCTGGTTAGCGAGCGTCTGACGTAGGCTCTCTCCCGTAGATGCCATATTGTCGAAGGCTGCGTCTATCTCTCCTGCGGAGTTTGCCATCGCTCCAATGTTCTGCGAAAACTTTTCTTTTTGTTCGCCAGTCAGCGAACCGAGTAGTCGCATTGCTTCAGCACTGCCGAACAACTGTCCGTAAATGGTTTGACTCAACTGTCCGGTCTTTGCCGAATACTCCTGTATGCTTGCATCCAAACCGAGCAGGAAGTTCTCTAAACCACCAGCAGCCTGAATACTGGCTGCATTAAAACCGATGCCCATCTCGTTGGCCGCTTTCGTAGCTTCCGCAGATGGCTTGATGAGTGAGTTGAGCACGGCAGCCAACTGAGTGGATACTTCAGCCGTGTCACCAGTCACACCCGTTGTAGTGGCGAACACTGCCATCAGTTCGTCCATGGAGACACCAAGCTGAGATGCACTACCACTCACACGGGGCAATGCCTGCGCCAACTGCTCAAAGCTGGTCACACCATTCTTGGCCGTCATCTGTATCTTGTCTTGGATGTTTCCTGCTTGATCCCATTCCAGACCATAGTTCTTGATGAGCGTGGAAGTAACGGTCACCGTCTCTCCCAAGTCCGCAATACCACCAACCGCACTACGGCTTGATTTGTTGAGGAACTCTATCCAGTTATCCTCGGGCACGCCATTGGATATAACCTGGTATAAGCCGTTGGCAAGTTCCTCACGCGCAAGCGGTATGTTCTTGCTCAGTTCCGTTATCTGACCAGTCAGTGCTTCAAACTCGTCCCCACTCTTTCCTGCCATGGTGTTGGCACTGCGCATGGCGGTCTCAAAACTGTCGAAAGGCTCGGCAAGTCCGCCCACCATGTCGCTGAGGTCGCGGATCGAGCGGACGGCTGTATCGAACACGAGGCTCTTGTCTGCCATCTCGCGCAGTCTGTTGCCAGTGGCCACAGCGGTATTCCCCACCTCGGAGAGTATGTCGTCAAGACCGTCGGCTTCCACTGTCAGACGTTTCAGAACACCGCCGTCCTCGCTCTTGATGTTTATTCTAAATTCTACTGCTTTTGCCATTGTCTTTTCTTATTTCAGTCCGTAACGTTTCTTGGCTGCCTCAAAGCGTGCATTGAACTCGTCCTTGCTCACCTCCTCACGCTTTTCTTCCTGCTTTTCATCCCAAGGGAACGGTAGAACGTCATGCGCTTGAAGATTGCTTTTTGCATAGGGTTGGATGGCAAAGAGTGCCAACACTCTTGTGCGTTCCCACTCGTTGCGCTCCGCATCGCGCTTGGCTTCCGCCCATCGCTCCCATGCCTTGTAAAACTCAAAAGGGGTACATCGTTCAAAGTCTTCTCTGCTCATCCCGATGCACCCCAATGCCATACCCAACAGTTCCTCGACGCTTACTTCTTTTCCGCCTGGTTGGTCGTTTTTTTTTCTTCACCGCCCATATCCTCGTAGAAGGAGTTCGCTGCGTCGGGCTCCATAAGGTCAGCAAAGCTCTGGAAGTCGTAGTCAAACTCCACCTTGTCTGCATTGCACGCACTTTTCACGCAGCAGTAAACAAACAGTACCAGCTCGGAGATATTGGTTTTCTCCAGCTTGCTCACGTCCTTACCGCTCTCATTCTTGAAGCGCACCATTGCGCCCATGGTCACACGGCAAGGGAACTCCTTGTCGCCAACCTTGATTTTTGTCTTTTTCATACGCGATGTTGTTATTCAGTCTGCTGAGTGGTGTCTGTGATACCCGTACCCACTTTATCCACCTTGCCGCAGTTCTGAAGTGTGATTGAATACTTGGCATCGTCACCAGCCTGTGCGTCAAGGTCAAGAGAGGTAATCAGATACTTGCCTTTATATCCGCCAGTGGCTTTACCTGTGCGTTTGTCTCCTTCACGCAGATTGTACGCTGCCTCCACTGGCTCACCCTTAAGCATTGCGTCCTTCAACTGGTCATACGAAGGCACCTCATCCGTGCCGTCAGTAAGCACAACACCATCGGCGGTAATCTGTTCGGAGAAACTCTTGATGTAAGACTCCTTCCACTTGCCACCAGAAGCCTCTTTAGTCACACGTTCACCGGTCTCCGCTGATGTGGACACCTTACAACCGGTGGAAAAGCCGAGGGCATTGGCACCTATGGAAAGGATAAGGTCAGTTCCGTCTAAAACACTTTTTGCCATATCTTTCTTGTTATGATTGTTAATACTGTGCCGGTCGCCACTCCGACAATAAAGGCGATGAGAAGCATCTTCCACGGATTTGAACTGCGTTCCTTATCCGTTCTGGCTTCATTCTTCTGCTGCTCCAATGCTTTCTTGTAGCTCGCCATCTGGCGCTCATAGTACTCGCACTGGCGTTGCAGACTGTCGCAAGTGGCATACACCACGATGATGCCACCTTTGTTCTGCACGGTTGCGCTGGCTCGTCCGTTCTTGGCTCGGTACTCTGCCTTTTCGGGCAGGTTAGTCAGTTCCGCCAGAGGTATCTCCAGCTTGGCTTCCTCCTGTGGTACTGTCTCCGTCCATGTCTGACGCACCTCGCTCTGGAGGGTGTCCGCGGATACTTGTTTCACGCTTTCCTCCGTGGCCACGCTCGCTTTTCGGCTTGTCGCGCAGCCCGACAAGAACAGGGCAATCATCATGATGCTTGCAACTGTTCGCAGTGTCGATAGCCTTCCGAAGACGCGCCATCTCGCGTTTCGAGGCTTCGAGGTATCTTCTTGTCTCATTGAGTTCTTCCTTCAATGGTTTCACGATGTTCTCTACCAAGATACGGGTGGCATGCTCGGCGTTGTCCATACGCACCGTCTCGGCATCGGCTTCCGCCTTCATCGATTCCGCTTTCGCTTTCCTTATGGTAGCCCGCAGCGTGCATATTGCAACAATGGTAGCCACCAGACCTCCGCCAAGGAGGACGTTCAGGACTTCGCTGATATTCATGCCATCCATATTTTTATTGTTGGTATATTCCTATTGACTTGAGCCACTTGGCTACATCGAAGGCTGGGCAGGCTTTATTTACGCCCGGAAGGTCGCAATGACCTACAATCTTGATCTGCGGAAAACGCTGATGGAAGTTCCGCACATAGTCGGTCATCGCCTTCAGCTGCGCAGGGGTGCGCGTGTCCTTGGGGTGCTTCATATCCTTGGTGCAGCCACCGGCATACACCACATGACGGCTCACACTGTTGTAGCCCTTGGCACCGTTGGTCACTTCCCACGGATCGACCTCCGCATCTTCGTTGTTATCGACAAGGCGTTCCACCTTGCCGTCCAAGTGTATCAGGTCGGTATAGCCTACCTGCTTCCAGCCACGCCCACCCTTGCTTACCGGGTCAGTGTGCCAGTGGCGTATCTCCTTAGAGGTTACCTCACGGCCTTCAGGGGTGGCTGTGCAGTGCAGGACCAAATACTTCATTCTCGCCATGGTTACGCTTCAGCTTTGTATCCGCTGGTCATCACGACACCTGCGTCTGCCTTCTTGAACATGCAGATGAAGTAGTGGCGGAAGTTCACCTTGTTTCGCTGGTACTCTGGGTCGTTCTCGGCAGCACTCCAGTACATCTTGGTGGAGCCAGTTGCCTTGAACACACGCAGTGTATAGAATGCGAATGAGCAGTGGAAATCACCTGCGGTCTCTCCCTTGTCGCCGACTGCCTTCTTCTCTCCCTTGGATGTATAATAAGGAGTATTGGCAAATTCATAAATGTCAAAGCCGTAGAGCTTGCCCACCTTGCCGGTGTTGCGGTCGATGTTGTACTGCTCCTTAAAGCGCTGATCGGTCTCCAAGAGGTCGTTCACATGGTCGGTACACAACACGAGGCGACGGTTGGTGGTCGGAACGCCCAACTTGTCGAGGGCTGCCTTCATCGCAAGCACATCCTTGGCGGTCAGCTTGAGACGACCAGTAGCAGCATCACGTTCGCCGGTAGTGGTCAGCACTGGGGTCTTGGCCGTATTCTTCTGGGCGCAGAGCGCATGTGCAGCCTTGGCAAACTTGGCATCGTTGATGGCGTTTGAATGACTCTCCTTCACTCGGGAAATCTTGTCGTAGCTGATGGCGTACAACTCATCGTCAGTGATAGGGGTAACCTTTGTCTGGAACTTGTCAAGCTGAATAGCGATGTCTTTGTCATCAAGTGCCTGCAAGGGGATTGGGTAGGTGGTGTTGTTGACAAGCACGTCAGGGTCAACGCCTACCTCCACCAAGTGAATCACATCATTGTCAACGATGCTTGAACTGTCGGGGATTCCATCAAGCCAAGTTCCTGCGAGAAATTCACGCAAGGACTTAACCAACTCTCCTGTCCAAATCTCCTTCAGCACGCCCTCGCGTGCCACGCCCACTGGCATTGCACCGCTCACGGCTAAGGCGATGGCATTGGCACCTACTGCACCTGCCACGGGCGACACGCCCAAAGTCATACCGAACACGGCTCCTGTAAACGCATTGAACAGCAAAGCCGTAATCATGGTCAAAATTGTTTTCATTCTTTTTGTATTATTGGTTTGTACTAAAGTTCACACTCCATGCCGTACTCCTCCTTGTAGAGTCGCTTATACTCCTCGGGCTGCTCTTTGCGGAGTGTAAGGAGTTCGGCAGACGGCACATCGCTCAGTTTCTTGTATGTGGCGGGTTGCTGGGTTGAAGCTCCACCCTGGTGGCCGATAACGGCACTGAGCTTCATCTGTGGCGACATGGCAGAGATGATGCGCTCCAACTTCTCCTGGCCAATTTCCTTGCCGAGGTTGATGAACTCGTCCTTCTTGTCTGTGGCGATACGCTTCTCGTCGACTGCTTTCTCCACAACGGCAGTGATACTGGCAAGCGTGAGGGTCTCCTTCTCCTTCTGGAGTCTCTCGTTCTCTTGCTTAGCGGCATTCAGCTCGTTGAGCTTGGCGGTGATCTCCGCATCAGTCGCCGTTTCCGGCAAGCCCAACTTCAGGGCATACTGTTTCTGTTCCATTTGTTTTTGATTATTATTGTTCAACATTGGCAAGGGACACTCGCTGTCCTTGCCGAGAGTAATCTTCTTGCCGTCCTTCTGCAGCACGATGGCATCATCATTGGCTCCAATGTCCACCAAGCTAACTTCAAACAGTTTGCTCTTGGTGACAGTAGGACTGGTCTGTCCCTGTACCAAAAGTTCAGGGTCCTCGCTTGTCTCCAGAATGTCAAGCCCTGCGCTCACCATCTTCAGGCTGCCGAACTCATACTGCTTCTTACAGCGTGTGGATAGTTCGGATGCTTCGTCAAACATCAGTTCACCGGTCACTTCACCATCCTCCACCTTCAGGTCTTTCACATAGCCTATCACATTACCACGCTCGTGCATATACAGCAGGACGGGGTTGCGCTGATACTGCTCCACGTTCATGCCAGTTGTCAGCACTCTTGTGCCGTAGCTGTTCAGGCTGTCGTTGGTTATTCTTACGCGTTTTCCTTTACTCATATCATTGTCGTTTTCTGGGCTGCATTGCCCGATTCGCAGTGCAATATTACGAGGTAATTGTCTGTCCGCCAAAAAAGTGTGCAATGGTTGCACACTTCTATGAAACCATTGCACACTTTTTTGGAGAGCCACCGAAATCGTGGCACTTTTGCATAAGGAATCGGGGCGTGGTATGCCCTGATGTGAACAAAAACCTTATCAACATGACAAAGGCAGATATTGAAAAAAAGAAATCGCTGGCACGCACGCTCTATCTTTCGGGCATGGAGCAGCAGGAGATTGCGGAGAAGGTGGACGTGTCGCGCGTCACCATATCCAAATGGTGCTCAGCCGAGGGGTGGAAAGAGGCTCGTGCCGCCAAGAACATCACACGCCCTGAACTGGTGAACAAACTGTTGCTCACCATCGACACACTCATTACACAAGTGAATGATTCTGACGACCCTGCACTCATTGCAGGACTTGGCGACAAGCTGGCTAAACTCTCGTCGGTCATTGAGAAGCTCGACAAGAAGGCTAATGTGGTGGATGCCATCGAGGTGTTCATGGCGTTCTCCAAGTGGCTGGAGTACCGCTCGCAGACAGACCCAGAGGTGACTCCAGAACTGATGCGTGTAGTCAACAAGTACCAGGACATGTACATCACAGAACAGATGGGCATAAAATAGTGGAGGCAGCCTATGGCAACAGCAGCGGAAAAGAAAAAGGCATACGAGGAGTGGAAAGAGCGATGCCGGCAAGTGCAAGCCATTACGGACACGTCACTCCTGAAAAGCGAAACGCCAGTAGAAAGGGACATGCGTATCAAACGCTTGCTCAACAACTACGCAGCGTTCTGCGAGTATTACTTTCCACACTTCCTGCAATTGCGTGACAAGACGACCGGTGAGGTCATACGCACCATTCACAATGCTCCGTTCCACAACGAAGCTGCACGCAAGGTCCGAAACACGCCCGACTTGAAGGCTGTATTCATGTGGCCGCGTGGTCACGCCAAATCGACCCACCTTGATGTATTCACGCCGCTCTGGTTGATGTTCCAACCGAAGCGGCTTATCAACTTTATGGTGGTTGTGGGAAAGTCAGAGGACAATGCCGACCGACTGCTTGGAGATATTCAAGCGGAACTGGAATACAACCAACGTCTCATCGCTGACTTCGGACAACAGAAGAACGATGGCGGATGGCAGGAGGGCGAGTTCAAGACAAAGAGCGGTGTGAAGTTCCTTGCCTGCGGTCGTGGACAGTCGCCTCGTGGTCTGCGTGACCGTGAATCCCGTCCTGACTACATCGTCATTGATGACCTTGACGACGATCAGCTTTGCAAGAACGACAAACTCGTACACGACCTCACCGACTGGGTGAAGGAGGCTCTCTTTGGTGCGCTTGATGTGGGCCGTGGACGCTTCATTATGGTGGGCAACCTCATCAGCAAGAACTCTGTGCTCTACAATCTCTCACGTACAAAGGGAGTGTTCCTTTCTAAAATCGTAGCGGTCGATCGTAACGGAGAACCGGTATGGAAAGAGAAATGGACCAAAGAGGAGGCGCAGGCTTACCGCGACTTCGTGGGCTATCGTGCCTGGGAGAAGGAGATGATGCACAACCCTATCGTGGATGGTACTATCTTCCGTGCGGATTGGATTCGATACAAGCGTTTGCCAAAGCTCGAAAAGTACGACATGATTGTGTGCTATACCGACCCGTCGTTCAAATCGACAACCTCCAACGACTACAAGGCGAGCCGCGTTTGGGGAAAGATTGGCTCGGAACTGCATCTCATAGACAGTTTCGTGCGACAGGCAACAGTCAGTGAGATGGTTCGATGGCTATACGACCTATACGAGCGTACACGCGACACGGTGGCTATTCAGTTCTTCATGGAAGCGAACTTCATGCAGGATGTGATTTTGGACGAGTTTGCCGTGGAAGGTGAGCTGCGTGGCTACCAGCTGCCCATCATGCCCGACAAGCGAAAGAAGCCAGACAAAATCCAGCGTATCGAGGCGGTCAGTCCTCTTTGGGAACGTGGCTTTGTCTGGTACAACGAGCGCAAGAAGGAAGACCCCGATATGCAGGTGGGCATAGAACAGACGTTGGCGTTGGAGCGTGGCAGCCGTGTGCATGACGATGCGCCTGACGCTGATGAAGGCGCTATATGGATACTCCAGCGCAATACAAGACAGGAAAGTTTCAAACCGGTGTTCGGCAAAAGACCGACCGCCAAAAACATTTGGTAACAATGATACAAGTAATAAAGGACATTATCTGGGGATGGCAGTGCAAGCGTGCCATCAAGAAAGCCAACAAGCTCTCAAAGCTGCTTGGCATGAAGTATTATGTGATTTACATGAACGGCTCGCTGAAGGTCGTACCGAAACGCACCATCCGCGAACTGGTTGCCAAGCACCGCTTCCGTAAGGGTGTAAAGGTTGCCGACATCGAGCGTCGTGCCATTTATGTGACGCATTAGGAAGGAGGCTTACTATGTTTATCACGGAAGAGGACTACAGAGTGGTCATAGGCGAAAATGCGCTGAAGGTCGTGTCGCAGGCATCGCAGGAGATACGCGACAATGCGGAACTGGAGGCTTGCGAGGAGATTGCCGGCTACCTCAGACCAAAATACGACACGGAAGCGGTGTTCTCGGCTGAAGGCGGAAACCGCAACCGTTTGGTGGTAATGTATGCCGCCGACATTGCGCTCTATCACATGATTGCCGCTATGCCCCAAAAGATGGGCAGCGAAATACGCAAGGAGCGCTACGAGCGAGCCATAAAGTGGCTGGAAGGCGTGCAAGCTGGGAAAATCATCCCTGACCTGCCGCTCGCCACCGACGAGGACGGCACACCGACTGGCGACCTGCTCATATTCGGTTCACAGAAACAATTACGACATAACTGGTAACGCTATGGATATAAAGAATTTTTTCAGCGGTATGTTCGGAGGTGGCAGTCAAAATATACTGCACACGCCAAACGGGGACTTTAACCTTGCGAAGTCGTCTGACCGCAAGCGCATGAAGAAGATGGTCATCGAACTGCAACGTACCACCGATGCGCTTACACGCAGGGATATTGCCGACTGGCGCAACGCCTGGCAGATGGCTATAAATGTGGACAGCCCGAACCGCCAACGTCTCTACGACATATACCGCGATGTGGATATTGACCTTCACCTATCGGGCTGTGTTCGCCAGCGTGTAGGATTCGTCATGGCGAAGTCCTTCAAACTGGTCGATGCAAAAGGTAATGAGAACGAGGAGGCACACCACTATTTCGACCAGGCTTGGTTCAAGCAAATGCTCGAATACGCGCTTGCCGCCAATCTTTGGGGACACTCGCTCATCGAACTTGGCGACCTCACCACCGATGGCGATGGATGTCCTTGCTATACGGATGTGAAGCTCATTCCACGGAAGCATGTCATTCCTGAATACGGCCGTGTGATTCAACAGCTCGGGCAGGACTGGACTACGGGCATAGACTACCACTCAGCCCCATTCTCTGACTGGCTCATAGAAGCTGGACGGCCTGACGATCTCGGACTATATCTGAAGGCTGCCACGCAGACCATTCCTAAGAAAAACATGTTGGCATTCTGGGATTCCTTCGGCGAGATTTTCGGTATGCCGATGCGTATTGCACGCACCACCTCACGCGACCCCAAGGAAATGGGACGACTTGAACAGATGCTCAAGGGTGCCGGAGCAAGCCAGTACATGGTGGCAGGGCAGGACACGGAGATTGAGTTTGTGGAGAGTGGCAAGGGCGATGCCTTCAATGTCTATGACAAGCGCATCGATCGTGCCAACTCGGAACTGTCAAAGCTCATCATCGGGCAGACGATGACCATCGAGGACGGCAGCAGCCTCTCACAATCAGAAACACACCTTGAGGTGTTCGAGAACCTGGTGGAAAGCGACTGCACCATGCTGCGCGACATCGTGAACAACCAGCTTATCCCACGCATGATAAAGCACGGCTTCCCGATAAAGGGACTGCGCTTCAAATGGGATGATGCCGTCGATTACACACCGGAGCAGCAGGTGGCATACGAAACCATGGTTGCCGACCGCTACGAAGTGGACCCATCCTACTTTGCAGAGAAATACAGTATGCCTGTAGGCGAACGACGCAATGCTCAGCCCATGCTACCCGGTGGTAGTGACGATGATGGCGACGAGGGCAACAATGAGCCACAAGACGATGACGACAAGAAGAAAAAGCAGCTGCAAAACGCACACGGCTCTTTTTTCGATTAAGCCCCAGCGATTACCTGGGGCTGCACCAACGCTATGCCGAAATATTAGGCAATGATATTTCTGTTTCTTCGTTATGCCTTAGTAAAAAGGAAGAGGAAATTGATACCATTGCAAAAAAGTGGGCAAGTGTCATCAGTAATAAGTATGCAAGAGAAGATGCAGAAGAGGCGGCAAGGATTGTGCTAAGAAGTGGGATTGTAACAGAACTACCAGAGTTGCGGGAGGCGGATTTAGGAGGAAAAAAACGTTATTTTGGACTAACAAGGGCACAATTCCACGCTGCTATATGCGAAGGAGACACAGGTTTTATCAAAGTGAACAAACGGGCTTATAAAACATGGGAAAAGGATTCTGACGATGCAATCCGTGGAGGATGGCATGCCCAAAGAAACACAATCCTGCACGAATTGGGGCATTATATCGACTTTTGTAATGATCCCGATTTTTTTCGATCGGTGGAACACGAATGGAGCTTGGATAACGTAGATAAGAAACTTGTCAAAAAGCAACTGTCCGAGTATTCACTTACCAACCGTGCCGAGTTCGAAGCGGAACTGAACTCAGCAATACTAAGTGGAAAGGTTTTCTCTGAGGATATACTTTCGCTCTCACACATGAAACAAACAAAAACATCTATTGCCAAGCAATTACTTGACTACGGCTCTGGAAAGAATGTGTGTCTTCCGAGTGAAGAGGTTAGCAAGAGCTTCAAGGATGCGATGAAAGTTGTATTCAACCAAAAGGGTGGTTCTTTCTCAATTGACATCATGGCAGATAGCAAAGTTCAAAATCTGATAGAGGCTCATACTGATGTGCTCAACAGAAATATACAACGCTTGGAGATGTCTGACACCATGCGCAAGCGGCTTACACGCTCCAACTATATCTTCTCAGGCATGAAGACGTTCCACGAACTCAACGAGGCGTTCCCTTCATTGCTCGATTCTAACGGCAACAGAAAGACATTCGAAGCCTTTTTGAATGACGTTCGGAAGATAGACAACACCTACAACTCCAACTACCTCCGTGCGGAGTACAACTTCGTACAGTCGTCTGCGGAGATGGCTGCCAAGTGGGAACGGTTCTCGGAGGACGGAGACCGCTACAACCTCCAGTACCGCACGGCAAACGATGGCAAGGTGCGTCCGGAACACGCTGCGCTAAATGGCGTGACGCTTCCGCCGTCAGACCCATTCTGGGAGGAATACTATCCACCCAACGGATGGAACTGCCGTTGCACCGTAGTGCAGGTGCGCAAGTCCAAATATCCTGCCACGCCCCACGATGAGGCAATGGCGCTTGGCGAAGAAGCTCTTCAACGTGACACAAAGGGCATCTTCCATTTCAATCCAGGCAAGGAGCAAAAGACAACTCCTGATTATAACCCTTATACCATCAAGCGGTGTCGTGATTGTGATATTGCAAGAGGTAAGTTGGATCTTGACAGAAAGCCTGTTGCAGACAACGAACTTTGTGCTGCTTGTCGATTGGTACATAAATGCGCCAATGCGTACACAGATTCAGGAAAAACAAATCTGTCTGTTGAAGACCGTGATGTGATACTTGCAAAGCCTTTGGATGAACAATACTTCACCAAATATATGGGTGTCAAAGGAAAGGTGTTACAACACGAGTTGGCTTGCTCTACAGCAGAAGACTATAAGCGAGTTTTAGATGTGGCTATTGCTTTTGCCAATGAATATGGTGATTGTTTCCTCAATCCAGAAATTCGTTTCAATGCAAAAGAAGGAAGAAGAAAGGTCTATGACATGATTCCAGAAGACAGTAGAGCAAACCCTGATTTGAAAGTAGGCGAGTTTGGATATATTGATGTGAAATCACCAGAGAAAGTAATGAACTGTTGTCGTAATGCAAACCATGCTTCTGATGCGCAACACGCTTGCGTTTGTCTAACTGACCATTGCTTTAGAAAGCCAATTACGGAAAGACAAATCCAAGATAGGAACAAAGCCATTTGGGATAGTAAAGATTATCACCATGACTACATCTTTTGGTATGTCAATGGCAAGCTCAGAAAATACAAGAGACCAATGGAATAATCCGTTGGTCTCAGGTTCTGCAACGTCGCAGGCTGCTTTCAGTGGTTTTCAGTATGTCGCTCCCACGCCACAAAGGTAATAACAAATTTTCAAAACACAACAAGTTATGAACAAAATTTTCTCATTTCTAAAGAAAAGCAACCGCTACAAGCATCTTATCGGCGGTTTATTGGTCGGTATGTGCGCCTTGTCGCCATGGGCAGCCATCTATTCTGCCATCGTCGCAGCCTCGTGTCTCGAACTCAAAGACAAACTTCACGGCTGTCCTTGGGACTGGATCGACTGGGCTTGCACAGTGCTCGGTGGCTTCATTGCAATGTTATTTTGGCTCATTGTGTAATATTCATTCATCTTTTGCACAGAGAATGAGTAACTTTGCAAACTGGTAGAGTTTCCCTTAGGCCGTGTGGTCTATCGCGGGTACAACAATGCGAACGCGAATGGCGGTGTCTCGAATGCGAATGCGAATAACGATGCCTCGAATGCGAATGCGAATGTCGGCTCGCGCCTGGAAATCTAACTAATCGGCGTACAACAACGGGGACGTGTTCCTAATGTGGTGCCGAGGGAAACGAGCCACAGCAAAAGCACCTATGTCAAGGTGGAAAGCTGAAACATCAAGTGTCGGGCAATAGAGTTTGGTAGGTCGGTAACGATTCGAAGAAGTTTGGCCCGGGGAAAGGAAGGCCCTTATCTTCCATCATAAAAAGAAGACCATGCACTGAGAAGGCTATATCATGCAAGAGATAACGTCCTACGGCAATATGTCGGAGGCGTTTGACCGTGTACTGCGTGGGACAAGGCGAAAAAGATGCCGTCAAGGACGCTATCTGCTCGCACATCGCGAGGAGGTGATTGCAGAACTGACAGCAAAACTTGCCGACGGTTCCTTTCGACTCGGCAGTTATCATGAACGCATCATCTGTGAGAATGGCAAAGTAAGACACCTGCAGATTATTTCCATGTACGACCGCATCGCAGTGTATGCCGTGATGAACGTGGTGGACCAGCATCTGCATAAGCGTTTTATCAGGACGACTGGAGCAAGTATCAAGAAGCGTGGCACACATGATCTCCGCAAGTGCATGCAATTGGACATGGAACGTGACCCCGAAGGCACACGCTACTGCTACGAGTTCGACATCAAGCATTTCTATGACAATACTAAGCCTGAGTTTGTCATGTGGTGCTACCGCAGAGTATTCAAAGACAAGACCCTGCTGTCGCTCCTGGATCATTTTCTTCATCTTCTGCCGGAGGGTATCAGCTTCGGGTTGCGAAGCTCACAGGCTTCTGGCAACCTCTTGTTGTCTGAGTACCTTGACCATTATCTGAAGGACAAATACGGCATCCGCCATTTCTACCGTTATTGCGATGACGGCAGAGTGCTCTGTGGCAACAAGCAAGAAAATTGGCTGGCACACGGCATTGTACATGAGCAAGTCGAAAAAATTGACCTTGAAATCAAGAAGAACGAAAGGGTATTCCCATCAGCGCAAGGAATCGACTTCTTAGGGTATGTGACATTCAACGGATCATACTCTCTACTGCGCAAGCGTGTCAAGAAGAAGTATGCAAGGAAACTACGCAAAGTCAAGTCAAGAAAGAGACGGCGGGAACTGATTGCGTCATTCTACGGAATGGCCAAGCACGCTTGCTGCCGAAATTTGTTTTATAAATTAACAGGCAAAAAAATGAAATCATTTAAGGATTTGAATGTCGCTTACAAGCCGGAAGACGGCAAGAAGCGATTTGCGGGTGCGGTGGTAAGCATCCGCGAGTTGGTGAACCTGCCCATCGTGGTAAAAGACTTCGAGGTCGGAGTCAAAACCAGCCAGGGCGAAGACCGCTGTGTCGTGTCAATCGAGCAGAACGGCGAGCCGAAGAAGTTCTTCACCAACAGCGAAGAGATGAAAAACATTCTCCAGCAAGTGAGTGAAATGCCAGACGGCTTCCCATTCGAGACCACCATCAAGGCGGAAACCTTCGGCAAAGGTAGAACAAAGTACATTTTCACATGATGAACAGAGTAAACGGAGCACAAGGGGTAAAGCTGCTTGAATGCACCAACCCCATCAAAGGAAAATGGCGCGTCCGCTGGGACGTGCACAACAACGAGGATGGATCTGCCGACTATATGGAGGCGGAGTTCAACGGAAAACCATCTGAGGACACCATCAAGACCATGGTGTCGGAATGGTTCAACGACCGCACGAACGAGACCATACTTTCTGGCTTCGTGTGGAACGGCATGAGCGTGTGGCTCTCTAACGAGAACCAGTTCAACTACAAGGTGGCATACGACTTGGCTGTGCAGTCTGACGGCAAGACATTGCCAGTCACGTTCAAGTTCGGAACGGACGATGAGCCATGCTATCACACGTTCAACACCATCGAAGAACTGACGGACTTCTATACCAAAGCCATACAGCATATCCAGGACACACTGGCAGACGGATGGAAGAGCAAGGATAATTTCAATTTGGAGTTATACCGAGACTAAGAGCAATCCCTTCGGGGGAGGGAAATAAAAAAAGCCCCCGGCCTGTTAAAATAGTCGTCTCACTTACTTTTTTAACCAAAACGCCATACAGCGCACGACCGGGGGCGTATGCCCTCGTTCGCACTGTATGGCTTTATTGTTTTGGTTGCGCGATGCGCTATGTAAGTGAGACGATGCAAAAGTACTAATTTTTTCTGAAAATGAAACTAATAGAGATACTGAATTTGAACAGGGAACTGCTGACTAACCTCCAAAAGGCAGGAATCAGGCTGGACGATGTGCAATATATCGACCTATTTAAGGAATACCGCACACTTTCCGCACAAGGCGAGAAGGTGTCATATATCGTGGCAAGGCTCGCCACAGAGTATGCCATAAGCGAGCGTAAGGTGTACAACCTTATACGGCGTTTCAAAACTGACTGCAATCTACTTGCAGTGTAACGTTTGCGTATGGTCATTGTCGAGGGGACACGCGTTGTTACCTTTGCACCGTTTTCAAATTCAAAACGGTTATGAACAAATACCATCAAATTTTACAGAAGGTACTTACTCTGGGCAAGTACCAGACCAACAAGAAGGGAAGCATACGCTATCTTCTCAACGAGCAGTTGGTGCTTTCCCCTGCTGACCTGCTCGACATATTCGAGGGGCACGGCATCGCACGAAAGAAGTTAAAGAACGAGCTGCAGCTCTTCATGCAAGGAGAACGCAATGTGAAGAAGTATCGCGAGGTGGGCATCAACTGGTGGGACTACTGCGGTGCCATTCTCGTAAACTCCTACCCTACCTACTTTGAGAAGCTGCCGCCACTCATCGCCAAAATCAACCGAGAGAAGCGCAACAGCAAGAACTATGTGCTGTTCCTCGGCTCCACCGATGCGGAGACAAACCAGGCACCGTGTCTGTCACTCGTTCAGTTCCAGATTGAGAACGACGAATTAGTGGTGTCGGCTTACCAGCGCAGCTCGGACGCGAACCTCGGCTTGCCAGCCGACATCTACCACCTCTACCTCATGGCCCGGCAGATTGACCTCCCTTTGAAGTCCATCACGCTGAACCTTGCGAATGTGCATATCTACGAGAACAACATCGAACACACCAGGCAACTGCTCGACGGAAATGAGAACGTGAAATTTGAACTGAACGTGTAAGGCATGAGAAAACAGTATCTATCGGCACCGCTCCCTTTCGTGGGGCAGAAGCGCATGTTCGCGCGTGAGTTTATCAAGGTTCTAAAACAATATCCGGAGGACACGGTATTCGTGGATTTGTTCGGCGGTTCGGGTCTGCTGTCGCACATCACCAAGTGCCAGAAGCCAAATGCCACAGTCATATACAACGACTTCGACGGCTACCGCAACCGCCTACAGCACATCCCGCAGACCAACCACCTTTTGGCTGACCTGCGCAAAATGGTGGAAACGGAGGGCATACCCAAGCACAGCTGCATCCGTGGTGAACTGCGCGACCGCATATTCGCTCGTTTGGAGCAAGAGAAACGAGAGGTCGGGTACATTGACTTCATCACCATTTCTTCCGGACTGATGTTCTCCATGAAATACAAATTGAGCATCCCCGAAATGAAGAAGGAGGTTCTATACAACAATCTCCGCAAGTCAGACTATCCTACTTGTGAGGACTATCTTGAAGGTATCACAGTAGTATCATGCGACTACAAAGAGGTGTTCGCCCGATACAAAGACATGCCGAATGTTGTGTTCCTGGTTGATCCACCCTATCTATCCACCGACGTTGGCACATATAATATGTACTGGAAACTTTCCGACTACCTCGATGTGCTGACCATTCTTGCCGGACATCACTTTATATATTTCACTTCCAACAAGTCATCCATTATTGAGCTTTGTGAATGGATGGGCAAGAACCCAACCGTGGGCAACCCATTCAAGAACTGCCACAAGGTGGAGTTCAACGCCACTGTGAACTACAGCTCGCACTACACAGACATGATGTTGTTCACCGATGCCGCCTAACGGCGTTATAATTCGATTCTAACGGCATTAAAAAGCCCCGGCGGTAAATTATCCGTCGGGGCTAAATCGTTGCGACACGGGCGGTTTATCGCAATAGGTAACGCACCGCATAACAGTCGATGCTTTCAAGTATCTCTTCGTGGTTGTGGTTGGTGTTCGTCTCAACAAGCGCCATGCCGTTAAAATCATCACCACTCAATCCGTCAAGGGCTGTATGCACCTGGTGGCAAAGGTCGAAAGCTGCATCATGGCCACCGTCAGCCCAGTCTGTCACAAGGTGAATAGTAACAAGTCCCTTGCCACGCTGACTGCCACCTTGAAATGGCGACCACTCTATCTTTCCAAACTCCACAAAGACGGCTGGACGCGCCCATCCTTCTTCCTGCTCTACAAACTCCACATTGTGGTTCCACAAATCGATGTGCTGCACTTCAGGCACATCGCTCGCCAGTTTTGCTTTAATGGCGTTGAATAATTCCTTTCTCATTTCAATTTATATTCGTGTTCAAAATACTCTGCAAGGTTCTCCTTGATGATGTCCTTGACCGCTTGCTCCACTTCTGGCGATGCTCCAAGAAATCTGCGGCGCGGTATCTTGATGCTCTTGCCTTCTTTCATCAGAGCCATGTGCTTCCAGAACTCCGCCTCGGTGCTCAGTTGTATGGTGCGCTTGTCGTTACGTCTCTCACCGTTCTTCTTGCGTCCGAATGAGCCTGTCGCCTCATGGTACTTATGCCAGAAGAATCGCTTCATCCTCGCCGTCACCTTTATCTCGCCTCCATCGTTGTGTATGGCTGCATAAGGCAGTGTCGAGCAGAACGTGATACTGCTGTCTGTGGTTCGGCTGCTGATGCTCTGCCGCAACTTTCCGGTGTCTATCAGTATGGAACCGCCCGGCCGTGTGGGGCTTTTCCTGCGCTGCCACGCCTCGCTGAAGAAAGCCTGCCGCTCGAAGTTCCTGTCGAACTCGTCGCCCATCTCCACCCTAATGTCGTTTAGGATATTGCGGATTATTTTCTGTATGTCCTGGTTCATCGTCAAAGTCGAATTTTAGAAACGTCTGTGCCTCTTGTGGCACTTCGTTCTTTGGGTCACAAGAGGCATTAAGGAGGTTGTAGAAGGTACGCTCACATATACCATAAACAGGATACACGTACCTTCGCCATATCTCGCGGTTGCTGATTCCGCTTTTGGCATGTTGGTCGTATATCCTATTTATGTCTGTGACACGTTTCTGATAGCTTGCTCCTCGCCTCTTGCTCATAAAATGTTTTAGTGTCTGTCTCTTGGTTTATAGGGACGGATGTCATAGCTCATCTTTGCGCTGACGGTTACTCTGCCCGTTCCCTCACATTGGTCACATGTGCTTTCTTTGCCAGTCTCCTTGTCGTGGAGACGACCTTTGCCGTAACACTTACGGCACAAGGCCACTTTCGGTTTCTTCTCTACTTCCAGTATCATGTCTCTTCGCTTTTAGGATTCTGTCATTCCGAGCGGTATTGACTTCCACATTCCGTTCTCGTTCTTTATCTCAGCCCTGATGAACTGCTTGCTCACCTCCGGCTGGTAGCTTTCCTCGATGATGCGCACGCCTTCAAGGAAACGCTCATCGCCGGTGTCCTGCGCCACCTTGCGGAGTTGCACGATGCGGCTTGCCTTCAGCGTGCCCTTGGCATCGCGTGCCAGCAGGCGAAACACCATGTTCACCAACGCCTGTGTCTTGTCGTCATTGGCAAGGCCGGCGATGTACTCCTTCACGATGGCGATGCCATCCTCTACGGTGTCACGGTAGCCGTCGGTCACATACACACCGAGCGTAATGCGCTTGTTGCCCTCGGAGTTGGTGAACGTGTGGCTGCGCTGGTCGTCCTTGACCTTGGTCTTGAACAGGTCAGACTTCATCTCCAGTATGGTCTTGAAGTTGTCCATCACCTTTTGCTTGCTGTCCTTGATTTGCTCGCTGATGCCGAGAAGCACGGGGATGGAATGCTCTATTTCCTCGTCCACGAGCTGTTTGTACTCTTCACGCTCGGCCTTGGCTTTCGCCTCTGCCTCTTTCTTGGCTTTCGCCTTTTGGAATGCCCGGTACTCGGCCATCTCCTCCGCCGTCATTTCAACGGTCTGCTTGTTGTCTTCTTTCATTGTCGTAAACTTTTTGTTGATTATTATTTTGATTGTTTATCACTCGTCGTCTTCAGGTTCTGGCCAGTCTCCTTCTTCCAGTTCCTTGTCTATCTCGTATTCAATACACTCAAGAAATTCGATGTACTGGTCACCTTGGAGTTCTCTGTATGCGATGCCATGAATGTATTCCATCACACGCTTCACTTTCTCATTCATGCCTCACCTCCATTTCCAATTGGTACCATCATGTATTCCACCTGTGGCTGTGCTGGAGGTGTCGGTTCTTTCTTAGGTTTCAGACCTCCCTTGCGCTGGATGGAGCGGAGCTTTACCGATAGCTGCTCCAATTCCTCATTACTTAGTTGGGAGAACACCTTGCCGGCAATACGCTGATCCTGGCAAAATGCGTTGATGCGTGTCCAGTCTGTTGTATCGATGCCGAGCTTCTGCATCAACCTCAAGCACTGGCTTCGATGCTTGCGCTGCTCGTCCTTGGCGGTGCGTATCAATTTGGCTGTAACACCTTCGAGCTTGTCGCACATCATGTCGTACTCCTTACGGGTCATTTCCCTAAGAGAAGTGGTACGTCCATTAGTGAATTGACTCACCACTCCTTCCTTGAACTCATCGCCCAGCTCCTTGGTGGCAAACTTGTAGCTCTTTTTGAGTATGCCATAGAAGCGTGCGAAATTGGTTACTTCCTGTGCCATATCTATTTCAATTTTGACAACCTTATTCTTTCACTTAACACCTTCAAATTACATTCAGGACAACACTCCCCCTCATCTTTCAATGGATGAGGATTGTTTCCATAGCCGATTTGGGGCTTACCGCAAAGGCAGCAGGTGTATTCACGAACATTGTTCTCATGACCTTCAAACATCACTTTAATGCCGCACGAACTGGCAACATCAAGTTCCAGCTTCGCACCCTTGCTCAATTCCCAGCCCCGCAGCATGTAGATGCAGTCGCATTCCAAAAGCAGGGCGATGTCCCTTCTCATGTGTTCCATCCAGTGCGCGTCCTGCGATACGCCATTTTCAAATGGGTTCACCGGCTCGTAACCTTTTATGGAGAGATAGCGTGCCGCATGGTCAAAGGTTGCCATACGCTCTTTAAGGTCGTAGTGGGCTATCGCTCCGCTGATATAAACTTTCTTCTTCATCTC